CTTATGGGTAAACTGTTCCGAAGAACTTTAGGTTACTTTTGTGTAATCTAAACCATCAAAGAATTACTACTTAAGAATGTAGTTCTCTTCGGTCTTTTATAAAGTCCAATTTCTTGGGTTGCTTTAATGATCTTTCCGTGTTTAATGAATTTAAATTCAACACGAAGATTTTATTTAAATAGGTCATAAGTCCTCTACATGTAAGGCTTATGAAACCATTTAAAATGAAATATTTACTTTAAATTTAATTATGAAAATTTTACATATAAAAATCTTAAAAAGACTTTTATTGTATATTTTTCCTAATATAAATTCAAAGTCCTTCTTTAGACCTTATGTTTCTTGACTTTTTAAATCAATTCAACATAATGGTTTAATTCATACTATTAAGTATTATAAACAAATTAGACTACATTGTACTAGGTACATTTGTGGTCAACCTTTGTTGACTAATACTATGAGTATTGGATTAACTAAAGATGGATGACCTAAGAAACTTTTATTTCTTAAGAGTTTTGTTGATAGTAATACAAATTTAAAATTTGTATTTACGATTCTTAATTTTAGTCGCTCTTGAATTTTAAGTAATTCAGAGTGAAATAAAATAGAACCAAACTACAATAGTATCACTGATTTACCTAATGGTAATTTCAAGATACCTAGTGGTTTTATTAACAAATTCGTTAAGAAACATTCATTAAAGAGAAATCTTCCTTCTTTCAGTAAGGATTTAGTTTATCTTTCAACTAAGGCAGGTCCAGATGGACCAGCTACGTTAACATCTTATAATAACTTATTAAATTATAGTTATGAAGAGATGCAGAGTATTCTAAACCTAACTGATGAAAAAGGATCTGATTTCTTTTGTTCATCATATAAGTATGCTTGAGATAATAACTTAGTTTCCATTAAAAGTAATTCTAATGGTAAGTTAAGTTTTATCAAAGATCCTGAAGCAAAATTAAGGATAATAGCCATTTCTGACTATTTTACTCAATTATATTTAAAACCTATTCATAATATCTGTTTAAAGATATTAAAATATGATTTTAAATTATGCGACAGGACCTTTACTCAAGATCCCTTACATAAATGGATTGATAATGAACATAGTTTTTGATCATTAGATTTATCTTCGGCAACGGATAGGTTTCCTATTGATTTACAACGTCGATTATTAGTTCGAATTTTTGATGAAAAATTCGCTCATAGTTGACATTATATTTTATCAAATAGAAAATTTATGGCCCCGAATGGTAAGCTATTGAAATATTCAACAGGTCAACCAATGGGTACATATTCATCGTGAGCTGTCTTTACTCTTACCCATCATTTATTAGTACATTATTGTGCTTATATAAATGGTATTGATAATTTTGATCAATATATATTATTAGGTGATGATATTGTTATAAAAAACGATATCGTTGCTAAAAGTTATATAAAGATTTTAACTTCAATGGGAGTTGAGGTATCTCTTAACAAGACTCATATGTCTTTAAATACATATGAATTTGCTAAAAGATGGATAAGACCCTTTACAAAAGAAGAATTAACAGGTTTACCTTTAAAAGGAATAATCACTAATTTTAAAAATCCATTTATTGTATTTTTAATTTTATATGATTATTTCAAAATTAAAGGCAATTTATACCTTAGTAGTTTTTCTTTGGTTGAATTGTTAAATAGATTGTATTTTAAGTTTCCTTTTACTATATATAATAAAAGATTAAAGAAAGATTCTTTAACCTTTTTAAATATTAGTAAAAATAAACTTAAAATGGTCAAAGCTCTATCCTTGTCATTAGATATTGACTTTGGTTATTATAATTACGATAAACTTCGAAGTTTATTCTGTATTTTAGTAACCAACGAACAATATCAAATTCCAGGAGAAGGAGTAGCTCTTTTAGAATATAAAAGAATTCTTTCTCAGGGTATGGCAGGGATAGTTGGTAAGATTAATAATAGTGTTATTAACAACCCAGATTTACTGTTAAGTAAATTTGATGTTGAAGATAAAAATCTATTAAATAATCATCCGATGTTCATTGCCATTTATAATACCATTAAACAGTCTTGAAATACTGTTCAATCTTGGGATTTAAGTGATAGCGTTACTTTACATAATGCTGCCAAAGAAATTCAAGATCTTAATATAGAATCTATTTTTAATAAAGATCGAAACAAAGTTCTTTCTTTAGTTACTATAGGTTCTATTGTAAGGAATGGTTTCTCTCTTCTTAATAAGACAACTGAAATATACTATGGTAGTTCAACTACCGAAAGTACATTTACTGCACCAAATGATTTAATTAAATCTTTACAGATTAATTTTTCAAATGATGTATTGGAGTCTGTTATGAAGAATGAATGGAAAATGGCTCCTACAGCTGAAAGTTATATTTCAGCTTGGGAGAACTTTAAGCTTTAAGGTC